CCTGTAAGAACTCCTGCAACTGTAAGTGTAGAGGCCATATCAACAGCACCGTCGATATCTACCACGTCTAGGTTAGTAGTACCGTCTACGTCTATGTTGCCTGAGATGTCTAAGGATGCAGCAACAATATCTGTAGCGGTAACCGCCGCAGCACTTGCTCCACCAATAACAGCGCCGTTTATTATTCCGCCTGTTATATTTGTAGAAGACATGGCCAAATTAGCTGTGAAATCAGTAACGGCCGCACCGGAGCCAGCGCCGTTAGCAAAAATTATCTTTGTGTCACCGTTAAGAACAGTAACGTTGGCTCCTGAACCTTGAGTAAATATTACACTTTGCCCAGTACTGTTTAACACATGGTAAAGTTTCTGTGCGTCGTTTGGTGCAATTGTTATAGTGTTTGTTCCAGATGGAGATCCACCTAAAACTAAAACTTTAAACATTCCGTCGGACAAAGTACCGTCTGTGGTTGTCAGTGTATGTGTTGTACCAGACAATGTAATACTACCGACTCCCGTAAGGACTCGATCAATAATTTGTAGATTTAGGTTTGTTGTATCGCCCCATGCGCCAGATTGCTCACCTGTTGCTATGAGCTCAATCCCGTTTGCTGTGGTATATGTACTTGCCATTAAACTCTCCTATGCCGCTATGTCTGTCCATCCGGGAGATTGCGACGGTGATATTGCTTGCCAGTCTGGCGTTTGATTGGGTATTACTTGACTCCAAACAAAAACATTTCCGACGCTACCTGTTACGGACAACCCTGTGGGTAATACATTTGCATCCGCGATTACAACTACAGTACCAGTTTGTCCACTCGCTGCCAACCCTGTTACCGAAAGGATTTGATCTGTGCTTACGGCAATTGTTCCGACGGCACTCGTTCCAGCTAATCCCGTTACCGAAAGGACTTGATCTGTGCTTATAGCAACGGAACCAACACCACTTGATCCAACCAAACCTGTTACAGGGATAATTTGTTCGGTGCTTATAGCAATTGTTCCGACGGCACTCGTTCCAGCTAATCCCGTTACCGAAATAACTTGATCGGTGCTTATAGCAACGGAACCAACGGCACTCGTTCCAGCTAACCCAGTGACAGTCACAGGAAGAACAGAACTCCAAGCCCCTTCGGACCATGTACCTCTACCCCAACCCGCAATTAAAGTCATCTGTAGTTACCCCTTACGCGATACGAATAATTGCGTTAGAAGCATTTGCCGTTGGAAACTGAATAGTAAAGTCCCCATTGGTAGACGACTTGTCCGCGCCAAACGCTAAAATTATACATGCATCCGTAGTGTTAGAACCACCAGCCGATGTTGTGTTAAATATCATAGCACCGTTAGCTGTGATTGTAGAAGACCCAAACGTTAAGTCGCTAAAGTCACAGAATGCTGTTGTTCCACTTGTTGTTGGAGTTACGTTGGTTAACGCGCCTCCTTTAGCGGTATATCCTGTACCCGAAACTTCATTTGAAGTGGAGTAATCAGTAGTTGTAGCATTTAAAGTTGCGCTGCTTGTAAACAGAGCTAATTTAAAAGCACTTCCACCGTTAGTAAAATTGTGTTTCCCCTGCAAGATTTCTTGCTTGAAGGATGTACACATTGCTTGTGTTATCGACATTTCATAGTCTCCTTATTGCGGCAGCCAGTTCAGGATGACCGGCTTCTTTTAAAGCATTATACACAGTTGTGCGATCACTGCGAATAGATTCTCGCATATAAAACGCAACTACTTTTTCCATGTGTTTTTTGTAAGCTCGTGCTTGATCTCGAATAGCGGGGTGCGCACTGTCAGAAACACTGATAAGTTTTGTAACGCAACGTTCTGCTACTTCTTCAGGAGAGAACCCACGGTTCTCAGTAGTATGAACAGATACTACAGGTTGATCGGGCATATTAAAATCTAGTTTAAACATTATTGTTTCGGCCTCATAACTTTACCAACCCGATAATCTTGAGTGGTTTCTTTAGCTTCACCTAGCATTTTTAATCCAATCATAGCTTCGCCAAACCTTTGGTTATATTGTTGTAATACATCGGCTTCGCCTTTCATAAATATATAGGCTTCTACCAAAGCACCATACAATAGGGCTAGTTCGCCATTAATACTAATCCAAGTAGTTCCACTTCCTGCGCCTGCTGTTAAGCTACTGGGACGGTATAGATAGTGAAGTTCTACAGCGAGGTTAGCGTTGGGAGTTGGACCAACTATAAAGTTAGTTACGTCAAACTGCGCGTAATACTTTGGAAGTCCTTGCGTTGTAGCGTTAGGAGAGTACGTTTGTACAAAAGAAACATCTTTAAAATCTAAAAACTCTTTAACGTTGTTAAGCGTATAGCTTAATGAAAACGGAGCTAAAAAATCACTTGGACAATTTAAAAAAGAATTTCCTTGCGTTAAAGTTGCTGTTTGATTTCTTCTAAAAAAATCAAGCTGTACGTTTTTTAGAATGCGTTCTTCTGAAGCACGTATAAACAAAGGAAGGTTGTTTACAAACGTTGTCTCCGTATTTTCGGTATAGTCTTGAATAGCTTGCTTTAACTGATCAAATGTAAAACTCATGTCGTTACCACCGTGACAGTGCCCACAAATCCATTACTGCGTAACGGATTAGGCGTTAATTCTTCATCGCCGTTAAACCCAACGGGTCTCCAGCCATATTGTATATTGCGTTGAGAAGGTAAGTTTTGCTCGGGTCTTGGATCTCTAAGAGCCTGTGGGTCGGGACCAACCTTTGGCGGAAATAATTGTGGATGCTTCGGGTCGTATTCATCCGGTCCAACTTTAGCCCCTGTCCATTCAGTCTTCATTAGATGCAAACGGTAACGGCGCCCAGACCGATCTGATATTCCCCAAGCTTTTTTATTGTTTGCGTATGCCATTATACCCTCAAATACCTACCGCTAGGCTGTAGTTTTAATGCTGTGCGGCCTTCATCTTCATCCGCTGCACGTTGAAACTCTTCTTCGTACACAGATTTTAACATCATTAAACGTTCTGGAGAACGTTTCATAGCTATATAGTAGGCAAGACCAGAAACCATGCAAGGGAAGAAACGAAAAGGTAGGTCTGTAGTATTGACCAATGTGTCTGCGTCTTCAATTCTACGAACATAATAGTACACTAACTGATCCGTGGAGTTCTCCGGAACGGCCCAAAGATTAATAACCGGGGCAATTTGACGATCTAACCAGTACTGACTTGTCCTACCTTGAGTGGTTTTATTAGGAAGTGTGACATAATCGCCACGACTAATGCGCTCTACTTCATAATCTGTACCGTCACGACGAAGAACCACATCCAACAAGTCTACAACGTCAGGCAATAAAGTTTCCTGTGCTTGGCCTTGGGTTAATGTGATCGTAGCGCTCTTCACAGTCCAAAGGTTTAAACCACGATTAGCCCATTCTGCAAACATCAAGTTCAAAGAACGACGAGCGGTCTTGGCGTCGTAACCAGTACGAACTTCCATACCGCACCGTTCATATGCTTCTTCAATTATCTCAGCTACGTCGAGTTCAAAGTCTCTTGAGTTTGATGTTGCCATTTAATTAACCAATCTTTGTTTCTTTAACGCCGCGCCCTGACATTACACAGCCGCCATTCATGTAGCGTTTAGTAGCAAAACCTTTAGCCTTCATAGAGTCTTTGCCGTAGTTCTTCACTAATTTAATATCTTTTACAAACCTATCTTCTAGAACCTTGTTTTCTTTTTCTGCTTGCTCGTCTCCAGAATCCCCACGGTCCTTATACTTGGCATCTACCTGTCTTCTATCTTCATTGTACGTTTTTTCCGCCTCGTCTAGTGCTAGATCAGACTTCCGTCTTTTCAAAAGATTTTTCGTAAAGTCTTCATTTTCTTTTTTTAATCGCGCTTGTCTTTTTGCAAACTCTCGGCCTATACCCATTACATATCTCCTTTTGGTTATCAAAATACTCTAGCTAGTCCACCACGGCTAGCTTTCCATTTAATTCGTTTAGAAGACTTCTTCTTCTTGGCAGCAGATGTACACTGCGCCATCGTCGGTCTACATGCAGGATACCCCTTACGCTTCTCCCCCTTTTGACGACCACAAGGTTTGCCTGTCTTACAATCAATCCAGCCTTTTCCGTCGTTCTGCTCGAACCATGTTTTAAGAGAGTTTTTAGCCATTAAAAAGTCCTCGTTATTTTCCGTCGTCCCTCTTCAACACTACCACAACCAGACGCTATTATTCCTCCGCCACGATATCTGTTTTTAGAAGGACGTTTAGGGTTGTCTACCGACGCAATCAAGCCACCAGTTGCTGCTTTCTTAGTAGAGTTTCCCCAGTTTGCCGCTCCTACCTTGCGGCACTTGGACAGTGCTCCGCTTGCGTATGCGCTTGGCCATACCTTGTACCGGGCTTTGACCTTTCGATAACAAGCGTCTTTTGGTTTTGACATTATTTCTCCTCTCTGGTGATTTTGAGATTTGAAACGACATCTGACCACGACTTATCATTGTATTTAGCCTTTTGTGAATTGCTAACTAAGTATTTTAACATATCGTTATTTAAAGCTACCATATCGTTAGTATTATGGATCTCTGTCTCCATAACAGCGGTTCTGGTGTTTAAATCAATAAGTGTTCTTGATGTCCAACTTGACCATTCCTTGGCAACAAAACCAATAGATCCAACTATTGCCGCAATAATAATACTTCCAATAATTTTTTGATCCATTTTAATCACCATGCCCTACATGACCAGTATTTGGCCTTTAGTTTATCTAACGTACCTTTGTCACAGCCGTGTCTTGCACGGAAAGATTTACGTCTCTTAGGATTAGACTTTTTAATCGTCATATTAGCATCCCCAAAACGAACAATCTTTTCTTTTCCTTTATCACAGGCTTTTACAACAGACTTCTTCCCGCCAGATATCTGACGTTTAGGTTTGTTGCACTTCATCTTTGACTTATCGATCTTAGCCATTGTATGCCGTCCTAAGAATTATGCGTGGTAGAACATCATTAAATCAATAGTACCTACAATAAACGTAACAAAACAACCATCTTTAAACAGTACGCCTTCATCTGGAATAAACGGATCATCCGAAGTGCTATCTGTTCCAATAGATCGAAACTGTATAAATTCAGTTCCCGTGGCGCCACCGTTTCTAAGATTAGCTTTACCAGCAGTTCCGCCCGAAACGAAGGAGAACCCTTGAAGGCGTGTTCGCCCTGCAAAAATTACACCTAGCGCATTGTTGTTAATACCAGCGGATACGTTTCCCGCAGGATTACCAACAGCGGTAATGCTTAAAATAGTCTTAAAATAACCAGA